AGAATTACACATTATTAACAAGGCATGAAATAAAAAGAACTCGCTAAATGAGCATCATTCACAAGAATTACTATATCCTTATTAATCATTCGCGTGATGCCTTTCAAATCCAGTATGATTCCATCGTCCCAAGGAAGAAGTCAATCATATCTGGATAACCTACTTCGGGGCTTCCGTTTCTAATAGCTCTAATTCAAATCAATCCTAGAACCAGCAATCTTCACACCAGTTGAAGAAATTTCAATGTAGTTGTTTCCATCAACTTCAAGCCTGATTTTATGATTAGTTTTGACATTTATTCCTGCACCTTGCGATTCAATAACAATCCCATCTGTTCCTGTTCCATAGTTGTTTGTTAGCCAAATCTTACGCAAATAACCAAGCGTTGCAGTATAGTCAAGTTTGAATGCTTCATGATCTTTTCGAATGAAACCCACTTGATTTGCCGACAAATCACCAATGCCCATTTTGATTACGGCGGTCGAATCACTCCCACTTCCCTCTAGGTTAATGCTCAGTTTTTCGAGATCATTTGTTGTCCCAGTTCCTGTTAGAAACTGAAATCGAGTGTCCTTGATATGAATGTAATCTTGCGGATTATTGCTATTCATCGTTCTTAACTCATTAACAGCTAATTTCGATACATATGAACCATCAAGCAATTGTAATGGATCAGTATCATCATCAGAAACAATAAACCTCTTCGCTCTTAATGTTCCGTCAGTATGAATCCAGAAACGCTTCTCGCTATTAACATCGATAGCGATACCTTCGTTGGCATTTAATCTAATTTGTTCTCCATGTTGCCCATTTATCGTAATACCATTCAAAGCATCAAAAAGGATTGCTTCACCTAGTTTGGCATCCAGAATCTTTAATGCCTTAGTTCTCAGCTCTTCCGCAAAAAGAAAGCCATTTAGATCAACATAGAATCTCTTCACCCAAATCGGTGAATCAGGATTTCCAACATTCTGTTCGATCTTAATACCATCTGTCGCGTTAAGAGTAGTTTTGTTCATCTTATTTCCTCTGGTCACAACAACACCATTAACTGCATCAATAACAGTGTTATTATAATTCCGACCTAATTGCAATGAACTCTTCTCAAGGAAATCGGCAAGTTTCGACCTTCCATTCTCAAACGCCTTATAGAAATCCTCCCACTTTTGATGGAACTCAAGTCGAGTAGAATGTAGATTATCAATAATATGGGTTTTGGCATTCATATCAACAAAAACAGGAGTCATGTAAGTGTTAAGAGCATTATAACTATTTGTAAGCTCTGTATTAGCCGCATCCAAATTGATTTTCGCTTGCACTAATCCTGTATAGGTAGAATCTCTCTCATTATAGATTGTGGTTGCATACTTGTTAATTGCCGATTTTAGTTCGTTATACTGTTTGGTAACTGACTTAAACTGATTTGCAAGTATAATCTTCTCAGGAGACATAATGACATTATCCAAAATGATTGAGTTTAGAACGCTGAAGTCTATGGTCAACGAATTCACATCAAGCAGTACGCCGCCATCTTTCGTTTCAATTCTTAGGCGCTTTGCGACTAAATCTTCAGCTATGAGCGTACCATCTTCGTATGTTGAGTTTCCTATAGATGCATAGACCTTATTCGTCCACTTGTTATTCTCCCACTTCTGCAACGCCAATCCATTCGTTGCACTTAACCAAGCCCTATACTTTCCATCGTTTCTAAGAGCAATGAATCCGTACTCGCCAATGACAACATTATTATAAAACTGCCCCATGTTCAGTCCAGAATAGAACTGAGAATCTTCAATCTTATTTCTCAAATCCTTTTCAGCATCGTAGTAGTTCTTGAACTTCAAGATAAACTCTGCTCTATCTGGAATATTGCTTGTTGTCTCAGTAAGCGGATCATTTACGCTAATGTTAAGTGGGTCTTTTGCTACGATCCTGATGTACTGTTCCATATAAGTGAGCAATGCACTGTAAGCATTAATTATAGGAGTCGTCGAATGTAGATCGATAGTACTTGGAGTTTTCGTGAGAAATTGCGTGTTGGTATTGAGCGTATCATCTCGTTGAGATGTCTTATACTTTGCAGCCTGTTCAAGCATACGCTTGTAACCAGCTTCGATCTTATAAAGCTCAGTAATGATTTGCATTTTCTCAAGTGTTGTGAACTTATTGTCCATGACAATATTCTCGAAAGAACCGATGTCAAGATAGTTGTTCTCTGCGTCAAGGATAATGTCTCCAACGTTGTTAACGATCTTGATATTTTCAGCAATCAAATCGTGAGTGTACAGCGTCCCATCTCTTTGATCCGCCCAAAAAATCTTCTCCCAACCATTTGGATATTTAATTGCATTGCTATTCTTTCTTTCGATAGCGATACCAACCCGATCATCCATTCTCACTCGCGTAATATCGTTGAATGACCACAGACCAAAGGAATCAGGATTCTCTTCAACTAGCCCCATCTTCATAACGAGTTTTCCATTACGATCAAAGATTTCGCCTAATGATCCTTGCCACTTTACGATTCCATGCTCGTCTTCAATTGCGAGATTTGTACCCATTAAAACTTTGCCATAAATACGTTCACCTACAATCATATGCGTTTGTAAATATCCCGACAGTATTTCAAGGCTTAATACTTTCAAGTTACGTGGTTTTTTAATTGGAACGATAAAATACAATTGGATTCCATGTCTATTTATTCTATAGACAGTTAAGGTTCCCCCTACTCCCTCAAAAGCTATTTCGTCGAACACCTTTTGATATACTTCCCTAATTGTGTTTCTTCTTAAAAGGGATTCATACGCAATCTCATATGATTCTTTTACCTTTATTCCTCCTGTTAGAATATTGACAGCACCAGAAGGAAGATTACTATGTCTTACTAAATCGAAATTACTGTACGAAGCCATCTGACTAACAACTGATTGTATTCCGTCATATTCTGCAATTAAGATTTCAATAACTTCTCCTTTGTGTCTTTGAATGCATAAGTCCCTCAAGTCTTTAATGTCTCTTGTTTTGAGGAGTTGAAACTGCTCCATAACACCGTAACAAAAGTGTAAGTCCCCCGAACAAAAAATAATCTTATCATCGATATGAAACAGTTTTTTTGCTAATTCATCCTGTCTATATAACGTACCTCCCACAGTTACCGAAGTAGCTGAATCTGCCCCTATAAACAATTCTTGATTCGTTTGGATTACTGTACAATTACTCATTCAAATCACTCCCTATTTCATAAATTATAAAGAAAAC